CAAGCCAGTCTCGGTTGTTGGTGTGATACCCCTGGCGGCGGGTCAAAATGCCGGTTCATGGTCATTCCCTGTCCCGCCCGGTTTTAAAGTTGGGTTTGTTGTTTCGCTTGACTCCGGGGGTACAACGGTAGGACGACAAATTGTGTCCTCCGGGAATACCATCACGCTATTCCCCGCAAGCGAGGTTGGGGTGGGCAATTATCCCGCCTCAGCATGCGAGCTGGTCGTATTTATGGAGAGGGCATAAGTGGCTGATTATGGCGCGATGATACTGCTGGAAAATGGTAATCCTTTCGTTACACCGCAGTCGACGCCGTTTTGTTTATACCGCAAGGTTGTGGTTAATTCTGACGGCAATGGCGTGGCGTATGCTGAAATCCCGATAGACCCCGGCTACCCGGCAATGGCCTTTTGTCGTATATCAAATACAAATGCACCAACATTTACTAACGCTGGACGGGCCGGCGGCGTGATACGAGTATCTTCCGGTACACCTGCCGGGGCTCCAAAAACCCCTCACACTCTCACGGCATATATTTTTGCAATATTTCCTCAGACGCTGCCTGCATGGGGCTTTGCTATCTGGGATGCTGCCGGGAAGCTGGTGCTGACCAATGAAAGCCGGGTGTTGTCTGATCTGGTGACAGTAGGTACACCGGGAGCTGGCGGGGGAATAAATATTGACCAGACGCTGGCCGGTTCCTGGGCGGTCGCTCCTGCAACGCTGGGAATGTCCTTATGGCAGGTAATGGTTCAGGGGCAGCCAGTCATGATCAGCGTGATGGCATACACAGGATGTCGGTTCGATGGTGTGAACACCCGGATAAACGCAGTAGGCAATCAGGCCGGGCAGGGCAGCCCGGCCGGGGGAAGTAATACCGGTATAACACTGGCTGCGATTAACACTGCCGCTTACGACTAGCCCGTTACTGAACACAATATCCCAGACCCGCTCCGGCGGGTTTTTTTATGCCTGTAATCAGGAGACATTATGTCCGCAGGAACGCTCCAGCTCACGAATAACTCAACGGCAGTGACCGGCACCGGTACTGCCTTCACCACGGATGTAAAAGCAGGGGACTTTATTGTCACCACCACTGGCGGGTTACTGTATACGCTGCCGGTTGAAACCGTCACAAGTGATACGACTGCCACGCTAGTCAGTCCGTATACCGGACCGACAACCACGGATGCGGCATGGTATGCGGTACCGCGTAAAGTTCAGAACCAGGTAACAGCGGAGCTGGTGGCGCAGTCCACAGAAGCGCTGCGTGGTCTGCTGGCTGAAAAAGCGGTCTGGACCGATTTCTATACTGCACCGGAAGATATCTCCGTACGGCTGACACCTGACATGCCCTCTGTAAGCGGGCCGGGCTGGAAAAAGATGTCGGAACTCGTCGGCTCATCGCTGCAGTGGCGTGGCAACCTCCCGGCAGCGCCGGACCTGAATACGTACGGACCGACGGAAAGTTTTTCGGGAATATGGGGAATGGGGACATCTGCCGGCGCCCGTCCTGAAAATGGTTTTCCGGAGGCGTCAGCCGCCGGTCTGCTTGAGGTATTCCCGGGTGGTCAGTTCGGTGGCACCCAGCGATACACGGTACGCAACGGCAGCGTGTACGTGCGTTCACTGACAGGCTCATGGAACGGGGCCGATGGTCCGTGGGGCGACTGGATGCCGGTGGGCCGTAATCTGCTGAACGACCTGGGCCTTGGTCTTACCGCGTTGCCCTGGACATCAGACACGTCGTTTGACTGGCAGCAGGCGGATTTTATTGTGGGTCAGGTCATTAACACTCAGTACCAGCAGTGGGTGAACGGGCCGCAGTTAACCAACTCCGTTACGGGCGAGACATCACGCTGCTATATCACCACTGAACTGGCATACGGCACAACGGTTGCGGTGAAGGTGACCGTGTACCGCGGCAACGCGGCTGCAGACATGTTCAGTATCCTGATTAACGGTCCGAAAGGGTCCCGGACCTTCATGGTTCGTCAGATTTACACCAGTACCGAAATAAGCGCGCTGGGTATCGGTCTTCCAGCAATGAGTGCTGTCCCGGCTTTCGACTGGCAGCAGGCCGATTTCCTCACTGCAGCGACATGTCTCGTCAGTACCTCAACATGGACTAATGCCCCCGCGGCGGTGTCATACCCGGCCGGCACCCTGGTCTACGTCCACATAAACGGCATCACCACCGGCGCTGGTGCTACCGGGATGACGCTTATCCCGGATACGGCAACGGACAGCGCTTACCGGGTTTACCATGTCCGCGTCACTGGTGCCAAAGGCTCGCGTGTGTTCAGCGTTCGCCGTGAGGTACTCGACACTGACAATTACCTCACGCTTAAAAACTCGTACGCATCCATGCCAGCGACAGGCCAGGTTATAACGGGCGGTGGCTTCGCGAGTGAGGTGTATGTCGGTGGAAACCTTCAGTGCAGCGGTGAGTTTACCGCGCAGCAGACATCAGGCTCACTGTGGGCGGGCCCCCGTATCCGTGCCACCCTTGGCGCCAACACAAAAGATTATTTTTTCGGGACAGACGGACGATTTATCATTCCGCCGAACGGCGTGATAGCCGCGGCGACAGGAGATATTAACCTTCAGAGTAAACTCGGAACCATACTGCCGATTTACCGGACGGGGCTCAGTTCGGCAAGCTTTGATTCCATGTACGCGGGCAACCGTGACCGTGGTATCTCGTTTGAGCAGATGTCGGTAGGTGGCCCCGGGAACCTGTATCCTCACATGAGCTGTAAAGTTTACTGGCCCGGAAACTACGGCGGTGTCTTCACGTGGTCGGTATGGACCAACACTAACACTCCGGAATACGTGCTTTCCTGGACATACGAAAGCGGAAGCACGCCGTACCTGTGGCGCTTTAACGCGGCTAACGGTAACGCCACGGCGCCGGGCAACTGGATTAACGGCGGTTCCTCTATCAAGATAAAAGAGAACTTTGAGGAGATAGAGAATCCACGCGATACCATGCGCAAGATTAAGGCGGGCACCTGGCGACTTAAGACTAAAAGCGGCGATGGCCGGTTTGGTATCGGCGTACTGGCGGAGGGGCTTTACGAGGATTACCCGGAAGCCGCAGTAACGGCGGGTGATATTGAACTGCGGGACGGCACTGTCGTAAAAGATGCGCTGTCTGTGCAGGCAGGCGACTCAGGCGTACTGGCGGCTGTTCATCATGCCACCATTTTGTCTCTTATGGATGAGAACGCCGCACAGCAGGAAGAAATAGAAGCACTTAAGTCAAACCTTGAGGAGCTGACGAAAATGGTGGAGGCACTGGCAGCCAGTTAATTCAGCCTTTTACGCCTGCTGGTGAAATTGATAGTTAAATTCTGTATTGATCGGCTTAATGATTGAAACTACTGTATATAAAAACAGTATAACTATCAGGAGTCGTTTTTTATGGAATTTTACACGCCAGCAGAACTGCGCGGCATTGTCGCGCTGCCGTTATACGGTGACCTTGTCCAGTGCGGATTTCCGTCTCCCGCTGCCGATTATGTCGAACAGCGCATCGATCTGAATGAGCTGATGATCCAGCACCCCAGTGCGACGTATTTTGTGAAAGCGGCAGGTGACTCAATGATCGAGGCGGGCATCAGTGACGGCGACCTGCTGGTGGTGGACAGTTCCAGAACGGCGGAGCATGGCGACATCGTGATCGCGGCGGTGGACGGTGAATTCACCGTTAAGCGCCTTCAGTTGCGCCCGACCGTTCAGCTTAATCCCATGAACAGCGCCTATTCGCCTATTATCGTGGGCAGCGAGGACACGCTGGACGTATTCGGCGTGGTGACGTACATCGTTAAAGCGACAAACTGAATTGTTTGCCCTG